GGCTTAAATTCTTAACAGAAGGCTCAATTCAAAATACAACAGGTTCACGTGCAAACCGTGTGAAATTGGCATCCACAAAAAAAGGTATTGAAAACTTTTTAACATCATCATTACTTGAAATAAGACCTATGTCAATTGATAGTCTGCAAGGTCTAAGATGTAGAATAGCAAGTGTTGATGAATGGTTATCTTGCGATATTAGAGAAGATGTTGTCGGTGCAATTGAGCAAGGGGCTTCTAAAAATGACGATTATTTAATTATAGCAACAAGTTCTGAAGGTACTGTTAGAAATGCAGTTGGCGATACCATAAAAATGGAATTGATGGATATTTTAAAGGGTAAATTTTATAACCCACATGTTTCCATTTGGTATTATCGACTGGATGATATTAAAGAAGTAAATCAGCCAGAAATGTGGGTTAAAGCTAATCCTAACATAGGGAAAACAGTCTCCTATGAAACATATCAAATGGATATTGAACGAGCGGAAAATGCTCCATCAACACGAAATGATATTTTAGCAAAAAGACTAGGTATTCCAACAGAAGGCTATACATATTTCTTTACATATGAACAAACACTTCCTCATCGTAAACGTGAATATTGGGAAATGCCGTGTGCTATGGGTGCCGACTTATCTCAAGGTGATGATTTCTGTGCATTTACCTTTCTATTTCCATTATCAGATGAACATTTTGGTGTCAAAGCTAGAAGCTACATTTCAGAACGCACATATACAAAACTTCCTAATGCAACAAGGATGAAGTATGAATCGTTCATGAAAGAAGGAACGTTAATTATTATGCCAGGAACAACATTAAACATGGACGACATATATGACGATCTTGAAAACTATATATTTAATATTGCTCATTATGATGTACTGTGTTTCGGATACGATCCATATAATGCAAGGGAATTTGTACAAAGATGGTGCACCGAAAACGGAGAATTTGGTGTTGAAAAAGTTATCCAGGGTATGAAAACCGAAAGTGTACCACTCGGTGAACTTCGTGATCTTGCTGAAGATCGAAAACTATTATTTGATGAAGAGATAATGAGTTACACAATGGGAAACTGTATAGCGATGGAAGATACCAATGGAAATAGAAAACTACTAAAAAAACGATATGAGAACAAAATTGATAATGTAGCTGCTCTAATGGATGCATGGGTTTCATATAAGAGAAATCGTGATGCATTTGTTTAAAGGAGGTATTATCATGGAACCTAGTTTTAATAAAGATGAATACTTATGTCATCATGGGATTAAAAACCAAGAATGGGGTGAGAGAAGATATCAAAATGAAGATGGATCTCTCACTGAAGCTGGTAGATTAAGATATTATGGCAATAATGGAAAACTATCGAGAAAAGGAAAACGTCTTTTTAAAAAAGAGACTAAAATTCTAAAAAAACTTAAAAATGAAGCTGATATTGATAAACAGAAAAAAGAACTTAAAAAAGCCAAACGATATGAAGCAGCACAATCACTCTCATCATTATTAGACCCATCGGCAGGGCGTGAATATTGGCGTCATGTGAATAAAAAGAAAATGGAAAGGTCTTATGAATTATTAACTGAAGAGGGACACAAAAAAGCCTTATCCGAATACCGTAAGCATCTTGATAAAATGAAAAAAACATTTGGAAAAACGAGTGTTAGTAAATTGGACGGTGGTTTAAAATGAATCCGAGTTTTAACAAAGATGATTATTTATGTCATTACGGTATTAAAGGACAAAAAAAAGGCATTAGACGTTATCAAAATTTAGATGGAAGTTTAACACCTTTAGGTTATGAACACTATGGATATGGTAAAAATAAAGGTAAAAGTAAAAGAAATATAGATTTAGAAACAATAAGAAAGAGAGAAGCAATTACATCATTAGTCGTTAATGCTGCAATGTTGAATCCGTTTGGAGTTGCAGTAATTGCTTATGATTTAGTTAATGCAGCAAAAGCAAGAAAAAAAGAAGAACAATTTAATGAACGGGTTAAAAATCTTAAAATTGATCCAAAAACCGGTTTTCATATAAAAAATAAAGAAATGACCGAAGAAGAAGATATGGAACTTGTAAATCCAGCTTATAAAAATTTTAATGACAACACTAAGAATAATTGTATGTATTGTACATCAACTTATGAAATGCGTAGACGCGGATATGATGTTACGGCTAATAAAAATGCATCTGGTTGCGAAGCAGAAGATCTTAAGAAATGGTTTGATGTTAAATTAAACATGGAAAATGATTTCCCATCTATAATAGAGAAAACAGATCCAAAATATGACGAATATAAAAAGTTAACAAAGCGTGCTGACCGTGGCGATAATGTTGAATTGGCAAGAACAATAGTAAGTGAATTAAAAAAGCAAGGTAATGGTGCACGTGGAAATCTCTTGGTTACATGGGGCATTGATTATGGTGGACATAGTGTTGTTTATGAAATTAAAAATAATAGTGTTATTGTTAGGGATTGCCAATCAAATAAAGTGCTTAATGAAAAAGCTGCATTTAATATGTTAATGCATAGTGCTGGTGCTTCATTTGCACGACTTGATAATGCTAAGTTTAATGTGAATAATATTAAGGAGGTGTGCCGATGACATCAAAAGAAGCCGCTAACAAATTGAGACAAAAGCATAATAATTTAACAATCACTAGCTGTAAAGATTATGACAATAACTATTATATTTTTACAGCATTAGAAAATCCAGAAATAACTGACTATAATTGCCCGATGTATGCTGTGAATAAAAAATCTGGTAAAGTAACATATTTTACACCAATGGAAGATCTTGATAAATTTTTTTCTGCTAAGCGTGTTGATTTTTAATGATAGGGGGT